CGCGTCGTTCACTGTGACAAGACGCTTGCGCTTAGCCAGCGCAACTTTGTCTTTAAACCGAAGGTTTGCCCATTCGGTTTTGTCACTGATCCCAACTGCAATCTGCAATTGGGAATCATCCAGACCGCCGACAAGGTCGGCGATCTGGAGGGTCTCCTTTATCTGGTCTTCGATCAGATCTGAGGAGATTCCCCTCGCACGGGCATTCGTCGCGAAACTCGCGAGTGCCCGCCTCAAGAGAGGAGTGGCTGTTCCATCAAATACTTGTTTGATGGCCCACTGGTGTAATTCGGGCAATGCCCGGATTACCTGCTTTACCTCTGCCAATGACAGATGGTAAGCGGGAGCTTCAATACCCCCCAGATTAACTGGGAGGTATCGATTTCCAACAGGAGGAAGGAAAGCCTTCATCCTGTACTCCCACCTTGCAGAGAAGATAGGACGTGTTACGTCCCATCCTCCACCGAGCCAAGCCAGCATGCCATGCATCTGGCGAGCCTTGCCAATGGCAGGGTTTGGCTCGTCTTTCCCCTCGTGCTCCTTAGCACAGGGAGAAAGAAGCCTCAATTTCATCGCATCGATGTGAGGCTGTTCTTCGTATGGCACATCTCGCAGAGGTAAATCCCTCTGCCAGATTTGGTCATGACGAAGACCCACCGTGAGGAGCATCTCCTCACAGTAGAAGCCACCTCGCGAACTTAAAAAGTTCTGCGGCCATGACACAGACATCCCGTTTGCGTCATGGCATCGGCTGATAGCCGAAAGGTAACTGAGGGGACCTTGACCAAAGTGGTCGTCCCCTGAGCAGACGAAGTGACGCCACCTGACAGGTGGTATCCCGTCTGCCTGACGGAGCATTTCCCAAAATGCTTCGTCGGACGCTGCCTCTGCATTCCAGAGGTAGCGAAGCAAGGACTCGTACTCAGCGCACAAATTGTGCAACGTGAGTACGATCTTTGCACCGGGGTCTCCCATTAGGATACCCCGGGAAGTGGGTTTGTCGAAGAATTCTTCGACAATTCCACCCTCATAGGTGCGTGGTGAACAAAGTAGTTCAGCACATACCTGGAAGTACCGGTCGGAATCTCGACCGATACCTCGGTGAAACCCCCTAAGCATTGCTAGGGAGTATTCATGCGTACAGAAATCTGTCGCAGTCGTCAGGTCGCTACTTAAGAAGTAGGCCTGAGGGGGCGGAGCGACTTTATTAAGTCGTTTCACCCATTCAAACAACTGCCAGCCTCTGGTGAGACCAGAGGTGGCGGAAGGATGTTGCCGCAACACCTCAACGGTGTGGTGGCTCCACGGCTGAAGAAAGACTGTAAGCCAGTCTTCGGCCACGGTGACGACCCGGGACTTTGCCCCGGGTTCGCCAATCGCCAATGGGCGGATTGAAGGGAGAACATCTCCCGACAATCGAAGGGGGTTCTGGGGATCCCAGAACTTTGAACCAGTAAGAATCTTCTGGTTCAACCCTTCCTCGAGCGACCACTGGAGGAGCTGATAGCCCGTCTTGTGGTCGAGACCGG